ATGAATAATGACTTGGATATGAATTCCAATCGTATTATAAACCTTCCTTCGGCTACAGATGCTAATGAGCCTCTTACGTATGGACAATACACAGCAGGAGCTGCTACAGTAGACCTGACAGGTACAGTAGTAAGTGAGGAACAGGTAGCGACAGCAGGTCAGTCGGTATTTACCTTCGCAGCTATAACCTATACACAAGGGTCTAAGAATTTAAGTGTGTATCGGAATGGTGTTCGCCTTCCTATCTCTTCTTACGTAGAAACCTCTACTTCGTCTATTACGTTAAATGCAACAGATGCTCTAGCAGTAGAAGCTGGGGATCAGTTTGAGTTTGTTGTAAACGAAAGAGATGTTAGTACGGATATGGTGTTAGACAGTAATGTCCAATATACACCAGCCGGTAGTGGTGCGGTAGTAAGCGATGTTCGTACTAAGCTTAGAGAGAGTGTGTCGGTAAAAGACTTCGGTGCTATCGGTGACGGTGTTACTGATGATACTGCAGCTATCCAGGCGGCGTTTGCTGCCAGCATTGAGGTCTACTTCCCATCAGGCTCATACTTAACATCTAGTCCAGTAAAACTTGGGGATGGTAATGCTAGAAGAGTGTATGGTGCAAGTCGGTACTCTACTAAGATAGAGAATTCCACCAGTGATGTATTTAAGATTGAAACTAATGATGCTGGTTATCTACACATGAGTGATCTGCACATAAGAAGTCAGTCTGGTGGTGGTCACTGCTTTAAGATCTCTACAAACTCATCAGTGATGTCTTTTGATAACCTAGAATTGAGACAAGATAATGCTGATAAATCTATATGGGATCAGCAAGGGGGATACAGTGGGAATGTCTCTTGGAATCAGATCCGTTGTTATGCGAACTCAACCAGTAATCTCACAGCCCATCCTTTTAATATAGAATCTACAGACATTGTGAATGGTTGGTCGTTTAAGAATATGCGTTGTGAGAAGACATTAGGTACACTTCAGTTCTTCAATCTGAATACAGCTAACGCTAGTTCGTTCGTTACTAACTGTTCCTTTGAAAATATCACATTCCAAGAACCTTATGGTGGTTGGATTAAGCTCGGTGGTTGTCGAGGTGTTGAGATAAAGAACTGTGCTTCTTACGACATGACAGCAGCCCAGACAGGACATGGTATACAGATCGGTGCATCAACAGGTGGACAGATAAGCTCACGATGTAAGATAAGTCACTGTGGAAGATACCCCAGTACAGGTGGAACGCTAGATACAGGTATCAGTGATATTCAGTTAGATTCAGGGGCAGCAGCAAACACAATAATAGAGTCTTGCTTTAACTCTGCGGCAGGGGCTACGTTCACAGTAGACTACGCTAACAATAAGTGTCTACATATAGATCGTCCTTCAGACAGTGAAGCAAGTTATACTGATTCTTCTAATGTCCGGTATATTGACATCAATGGTGATTACGAAGGTATGTTGATGCCCGAATACTTCTTCGATGAAAACGCTCATAGTATCCAGATAGGAACAGGAACCCCTGAATCAGCAGTTACTGCGGGGGTGGGTAGTGTGTTCCTCCGAACAGATGGGGGAGCTTCAACCACTTTCTATATTAAAGAATCAGGAACCGGTAATACCGGATGGGTGGCTAAGTAATGGCAACAATTAAGAAAGCAATGAGTGTGGGGAATAAGCCTAACGAGGTTGTTAGTGCAAAAGACTTTGGAGCTGTTGGTGATGGTGTTACCGATGATACTACAGCGGTAGGCCTTTGGCTTGATTACCTGATCGCTAATGATATAGAGGGTGACGCAAGTAACGGGACGTTCCTAACTGATTATATAACCAAGGCGGCTAATAGCGGAATAAAGATATCAGGTAACGGTATATTTAAAGCCACCGGATCTAATAGGCTCAATATGATTCGGTTTACGGGCGTTCGTGGAAAGCTTGAAATAGACGGCCCAACGTTTGATGGCAATGACATTGTAGCAAGACCCTTTGAAGTGCAGAATACGGGGTCAGCTTTACTCGGGGATGTCTACATAAGTGAGAAAACCCGATTCATTAACGCAAAGAACAACACACCTGACACGAATACTACTGCTGGGTGTTACGTGGTTGGTGGGTTCAACGATGTCATATTCGAAGGTGAGATCGACGGTGTGGACGACACTAGGACTAGCGGCGCTGTCAGCATAGGGCTGTTTGTTAACTGGTCATCTACCTATTTTGTCAGGAATACTGTAGTCACTAGCAAAGCACGTATACGCAACGTAAAGAACTCTAACACCGTTACCGCTGATGCAGATGGGCTGCAATGTTTAGCGCCAACAACTGAATATGCGGCACTCACAGTGGCACCAGGTGCTTTGTTTGAAGAGTGCAAGGGCAGAGCTATAAAGTCACAGGTTGTGCTTAACTCGATTGATTCACCTGTGATTCGTCGCTCTTTATACGACGGCCTTATTGAAATAAATCTTCAGTATGCAGGAGGGCATGTTCGAGGGGCCACGATCTTTCATGACGGAATGAGAACTGACTCAATTATTGGCGTTACGCAAAGAACCTCCCCCGCTAATACACAATGCTCAATCAGTGATAATGAACTGACTGTGACCGGCACACCATCAAGTGATACAGGGGCTATGGTCGCTACTGATGTGACAGATGCGGCAGTTAAACTGCAAGGGATTACCGTTAGAGACAACAAGGTCAAAGGCACTGTGGATAAAATGGTGACTTGTCGAGTCGCCAATGTTGTTGATGTAAACAGAATTATCATAGATGGAAATTGGGCGGAAACAGTGACAACCGCATTTCTTGCATCAACTTTGTACGGCTCAGCAAGAGCACAGCTAACAGCAGTGTTCACTAATAATGGAACGGAGAATGCTTGCACAGGGTCATCAATCACCAATGACTTGATTGTTGAGTACGAACGAGGCAATCACAATATCACTCCGCTGCTAACCAACCCATTCAGCGTAGAGATTGCTTCTGGTGCTATTACCGTATACGGCTCAACCCAAAGAGTTAATACTGAGTCTTCAGCATCCACAGATGATCTAGAGACCATCAACGCTGCAAATAGGGCCGAAGATGATTGGCTGACATTAAGGCCGAGTAGCGGGGCTAGGACAGTAGTTGTCAAAGATGGGGTAGGAAATATAGTGTTATCCGGCTCTGACATGACGCTAGACAATGAGAACGACCGGTTGACACTATCGTTCGATGGCACTAACTGGATAGAGATTTCCAGAGCCAACAATGGCACGTAAATTACACACAGGAATATCTATGTTCAAGGACGGTAAGAACCAATGGCTTACTCGTGGACTGTTCTACGAACTCTCTGACTATAAGCTCACTGATTTCGTACAGTTCACATTAGGTGACGAAGACTTAATAAAGAAAGGGAAGACTCTTACTTCCCTTAAATCCTTATATATAAAGGCAGGTGATCCAACTGAATATCAATTTGCAATTCAACATCTGGGTGGTTGGTCTCATTGGAAGAGAATGCTAGACTGTAAAGACATCAAGGTGAGAGTTGAGGAGTGGAGAGAGGAACTTGAGATTAAAATCAGGTCTGAAGCCATCTTCCAAATGAACGACCATGCTTTAGCAGGAAGCTACCAAGCTTCTAAATACTTAGCAGATAGGGGATGGGACTTGCGTAAGGCAGGTGCTCCTTCTAAGGCTGAGAAGGCTGGTCAGAAGAAAGTAGATAAGAAACTAGCAGCAGTAATTAATGCTGATGCTCATAGATTAGGAATTGGTAAGAATGGCTAAAACTATACACGAACAAATCAGGGAGGCTGCTGAGAGCGATCTCTTTCAATTCGCACAGCTAGTCAACCCTCAACGTGTATACGGAGACATTCATAAGGAAGTCTTTAGATGGCTTATGTCAATGGAGACTCCCAACCAACTTCTACTTCTCCCTCGGGCACATATGAAGAGTCATTGTGTTGCTGTATGGTGCACTTGGTGGATCACTAAGCACCCTGAGACAACTATCCTCTATGTGTCAGCTACCAGTACACTAGCAGAAGCCCAGCTTTACTCCATTAAGGGGATGCTAGACAGCGACCAATATAGGCTGTACTGGCCAGATATGACGAACCCTGACGAGGGTAAAAGGGAGAAGTGGTCTACAAGCGCTATAAGCGTAGATCATCCTAAGCGTAAGATGGAAGGGGTTCGTGACCCTACTATCGTAACAGCAGGACTTACAACAAACACAACAGGATTCCATGCGGATATCGTAGTCCCTGATGATGTTGTAGTTCCTGATAACGCTTATACAGAAGAGGGTAGACGTAAGTGTGCTGCTGCTATGTCTCAGATGGCTTCCATCTTGAACACAGGTGGTAACATTAAAGCGTGCGGTACTAGATACCACCCCTCAGATCAGTACAGGATTTGGAAGGAACAGCAAGTACCTGTATATGATGATGACGATAATATTATTGACCAGGAACCTATCTGGGAGATATTAGAGAAGGTTGTAGAGAAGAACGGAGAGTTCCTATGGCCGAGAGAAACAAGAGATGATGGAAAGAGTTTTGGATTCAATAGAAAAGAGCTGGCTCGTATCAGTGCAATGTATACTGACAGAACCCAGTTCTATGCCCAGTATTATAATGATCCAAACGATCCTGAGTCAAACAGGTTAGACAACTCTAGGTTTCAATACTACGAAACTAAGAGGGTAGTATACGAAGGCGGTCAATGGTACGTTAACAAGAAACCAATGAACGTTTACGCTGGTATCGACTTCGCCTATTCTCTTTCTAAGAAAGCAGATTATACTGCTCTAGTAGTGGTTGGTATTGATAACGAGGGTTATATTTATGTCTTAGATATAGATAGGTTTAAGACAGATAGAATCAATGTCTACTTCGAACATGTTAAAGAGATGCATGTTAAATGGCAGTTCAAGAAGCTGAGAGCTGAGGTTAACGTAGCCCAGAAGGTACTAGCTAACGACCTTAAAGATAATATCCGTAAAGAGGGTATGACCTTAGTTATTGATGAGCATCGTCCTAGTAGACATCAAGGCAGTAAAGAAGAACGTATAGCGGCTGTGTTAGAGCCTCGCTATGAAAACATGACTATCTTCCACCACCGAGGAGGTTATACACCTGCTCTGGAAGAAGAACTATTACTAGCTAGACCACAGCATGACGATATAAAGGATTGCTTGGCTAGTGTTGTTGAAATAGCCGTACCTCCCAGAAGGAGGAAAGGGATTGAAAAGACTAATGTCTTACAGTTCAATTCTAGATTCGGTGGTGTTTCATTCAAAGGAAGATAAGATATGGCAGGCACAGTAGCCGACTTAAAGACACACTTCGGAGAGATCTCTGATGATGTGGGTAAGAACATTGGCTTCCTTTGGGACCAGTGGAATAGAAAGAGAGCCCCTAAGAAAGCGGAATGGGAAGAGATAAGGAACTATATATTTGCGACAGATACTAGCACAACAAGTAATTCTACATTGCCTTGGAAGAATACAACTACTGTTCCAAAGCTATGTCAGATCAGAGACAACTTACATTCCAACTATATCAGCTCCTTATTCCCAAATGATAACTGGCTCAAGTGGGAAGGATACTCTTCTGATGATGAAATAAGTAAGAAGAAAGAAGCTATTCGTGGATACATGGCTAACAAGGTACGGGAGAGTGATTATAGAGATGTTGTCTCTTCTCTTGTATACGATTACATTGACTACGGTAATGCGTTCTATGATGTTACGTATGAGAATAACTTCTTTATCAATGATGATGGAGAATATGTTCAAGGGTATGTTGGCCCTCGTCTTCTCAGGATTAGCCCACTAGATATTGTATTTAATCCTATAGCTCCTTCTTTTGAGAAGTCTCCTAAGATAGTGAGAAAGCTATACTCCGTAGGAGAAGTTAAGAAGCTTGCAGAAGATAATACAGAATGGGCTGTAGCAGCTACTAAGACAGATGTTCTCAGGAAGACGGTATCCCAGGTACACCACCTCTCGGACGTAGATAAAGCCTTTGGCTATTCAGTGGATGGCTTCGGTGACCTGAGAGAATACTATGGAAGTCAAGTAGTAGAAGTCCTTATATTCGAAGGAGACTACTACGACAGTATCGAAGGTAAGCTCTATACAGATACAACCATTACTGTTATTGATCGTTGTATTACGGTTCAGCAAGGTAAGATTAAGAGCTGGTTAGGTAAGAGCCATAAAGGACATGTAGGATGGCGTAAGCGTCAAGATAACCTATATGCTATGGGCCCACTAGATAACCTTATAGGTATGCAGTATCGTATAGATCATCTAGAGAACCTTAAAGCTGATGCTCAGGACCTAATTGTCCACCCACCCCTTGTTATCAAAGGAGATGTAGATCCTTTTGTATGGGGGCCAGGGATTGAAATAGGTGTTCCAGGGGAGGGGGATGTACAAGAGCTAGGTAAGAACCTGAATGGGGTTATCTCTGCTCAGAACGAAATAGATCGTCTTATGGCGATGATGGAAGAGATGGCTGGTGCTCCTAAGCAAGCTATGGGTATACGTACTCCTGGTGAGAAGACTGCCTTCGAGGTACAGAGCTTAGACAATGCAGCAGGACGTATCTTCCAAGAGAAAACAGTTAACTTTGAAATTAACATATTAGAGCCTTCTCTTAACGCTATGTTAGAGGAAGGACGAAGGAACTTAGACGGGGTTGATATAGTACGTGTTATGGATGATGACTTAGGAGTTGAAGACTTCATGAGCATCTCTAAGGACGATATAACAGCTAGTGGTAAGTTAAGACCTATTGGTGCTAGACACTTCGCACAGCAAGCTCAGCTCTTACAGAGCATACAGATTGCAATGTCAGGAGAGTTAGGACTTAAAGTAGGCCCACATTTCTCAGGTAAAGAACTAGCGAAACTCGTAGAAGATTCGTTGCAGATAGGTAACCTGAATATTGTGAGACCTAACGTAGGTGTTATGGAACAGATGGAAACACAGAAACTCGCTATGGCTGCTCAAGAGAATACGGCTGTAGAACAATCTACACCAACTCCAGGAGAAGACCCTAGTGGCGAGCAACCTACTAATCAACCACCTGCCTAAAGAGGAAAGAGATGCCTTTCATAAGCGGCTTATAGCCAATGATGACTTATTCGAAAGATCTCGTGAACTCATAGGTATAAAAATTGAAGATGCAAGAACTAAACAGCTCTCAGATGACTCTTACGACTCTCCTGCATGGAGTGAGCGACAAGCGGATCTTAACGGTTACCAGAGAGCTTTAGAAGAAATTAAACAACTATTAACATTAACACGGTAGACCATACCTTATGTCAGACTTATTTGAAACACCTGCCTCCACTCCTGCACCACAGGCCGAAGGGCAACCTCCTGTGCAAGAACAAACTCCTACATACGACCATTTGTTATCGGGTTTAAAGAATGCACAAGGCGAGCAAAAATATGCTACATTGGAACATGCTTTTGATGGCTTTGAAGCTGCACAACAGCACATTGCTAAACTAGAAGCAGAAGCCCTTACCTTACGTGAAGCGGCTACTAAAGCCAAATCTGTAGAGGATATTCTTGCAGCCGTCCAATCTCAGGGACAGCCTGAACCAGCTCCTGCTGCTCCAGCTCCTGTTTCTACTCCAGAGGTTGACATTGCTAGTCTCGTACAAAGCACTATTGCTGAGAACGAGAAAACCAAGATAGAAGAAACTAACCAGGCAGAAGTTATCAATAAGGTAAAGGAAGCCTATGGTGACAAGTCTAGTGAGATCTTCTACTCCAAAGCAGCCGAAGTAGGCTTAGATAAAGCTACGGTGAATGCCTTAGCACGTACAAGCCCTCAAGCGGTATATAATATTATAGGTCTTAGTGGTACAGCTCCTCAAACCCCTCAAATAGCAGGGATCAATACAGAGTCGTTCCAGCATACTGAGCAGACCCGAGAAGCTCCTGGTATATATGGCAAGAAGTCAGATATGCAAGCAGAGTGGGACTACATCAAGAAATTGCATTCAAACTAAGACTAAATTAAGGTGATTTAAAAATGGCTATTACTAGCTCAAGTAACACAGCGTTTATAGAGTCGGAACAGTATTCCTCCTTTATTCTACGTAACATGCATGATGGTATGTTACCCGAGAACTTCTTCCGTGATGTCTCAGACTTCGGAAGCGGTGAAACACTAAACATCAAGTCGATCGGTGAAGCTCAGATCCAAGAGATCGAAGAGAACGAAGACATCGTATTCTCGCCAATCGAAACTGGTAACATCACACTTACTATCTCTGACTATGTTGGTGACGGTTGGTATGTTACAGATAAGATGCGACAAGATGGTGCTCAGATTGAAGCACTAACACAGGCACGAGGTTCGGAAGCAGTTCGAGCTATTCAAGAATATCGAGAGACACAAGCTCTTTCTGTATTGAATGCTTCACAGACGGCTTCTGATCCTAACGACATTAACGGCTTTGCTCACCGAGTAGCTGCTTCTGCTGGTGCAACTGCTAACGAAGGAACCATGTCTCTTCAGAACTTGATTGACATGAAGCTTGCTTTCGATAAGGCAGAAGTACCTGCTGCTGGACGTATCGCTATTGTTGATCCAATCGTTGGTGCAACCCTTAACACCTTGTATCAAGCTTCTGCTAACGTAGATAGCAACCCAATGATGCAAGAAATCTTAACAGGTGGCTTTAGCCGAGATCATGAATACATCATGAACTTGTTTGGTTGGAACATTATGTCTTCTAACCGTCTGCCTAAACTAGCTACTGAAACTGTAGATAGTGAGCAGGTTAACACTCCTGTTGCTAACATCTTCATGTGTATCGTTGATGACAACTCTAAAGCTCTTATGAGTGCTTGGAGACAGCAGCCACGAGTAGAAGGTGAGCGTAATAA